CTTCTTTCTATCATCACTTTCCCCATTTACCAGATTGCACTAGTTGTGCAATTATTCCATAAACAGATATATCTTTAAATGTATCATCAAGACTTTCACCCACTGCATCTTTGGATCCAAACATTATCATTTGCTTATATCTATTTATTTTATCATTTAATCTGAAGAATAAACCCTGTAGTGATAAGACTCGATCTTGTTCCCTTTCTAAATTTGTACCTAACGATATATTATCTGGCCCATAATTACTTTGTTTAGCACAAAATAATTCATATTGCTGTTGCTGAATTTTTTTGAATTCATCGGTCATAATAGGAAACTTTTTTTCCATTTCAGAAACTACACCAGACGGTGTTAAACTCAAATCTCTTTCTGATATTGACATTTTATTCCTCGGTTTTAATTTGAAGTTGTTTTTTGAAAACAGAAATTTGATCATCATCAATTCCGTATTTTTTAAGTATTTTTATTAATTCATTCGGATTTTCTTTTACTAACAGTTTTACATATTGATATACTTGGGATTTTCCTAACTCATAGTGATTACACAATATAGTCAATATATCTATTGGTATATCTATTTTCGTTTTTGGTTTGATGTATTTTAAATAATAAGACTTTTTAGGTAATGAGTGTAATAATAGATTGTAATATTCTTTACTACTAAGAATTCCGTTAGTATACTGTTGAAAATAATTTATAACATCTACAAATTCCATTTCCATAGAAAAGAATCTTGATATCATATAATTACTCCAACTCTTTGTGTCTTCATCGGATAAATCATCCCATTTTGTTTTTTTAAAAGTGACACCCTTTATATGATCGAAAATATTTCTAGACATGGCTTTACATATTATATGGTAAAAATTCTTTATTTATATTACCACATTCTAAGCACGCATAAGTTGGTATTGGTATAATGCCCTCTTGGCCAGTCGGTGATAGTAATGCCGAAATCTTTTTGAAAAAAACTACTTCGTGAAAAAACTTATTACTACATTGGGAACACTCAATATCCATTGCTTGGGCTAAATCCACATTCATCTTTGATGACTGGTTTCTATTGTCTTGTGATGGTGATGGTTGATTAATATCTAGTATAGACATAATACCTCCTGTTTTTATTAAAAAATTATTAATTTAATCGTTGATCGATTTCTGTTATTATTTGTACAAACATAGACATTGCATTTATTTCATGATCTACTATAAACGCATCCTTATATTGAGCATCGGCTATTATTAGTATGATACTAGATACAAACCCAGATGCGTATCTATCGATATTATCGTATAGGAATCTGAATAATTCATTATAATCTTTTACATAGTTATCCGCGATCAATTGCCTTATTTTTTCAAACTTTTCTTTTTTCTGAGTTTTTTCTAATAGGCAATTTAATATAACCTCATAATAATCGTTTGTAATATTATCTTCCGAATCTAGAATTAATTTTTTATCAATTACATTTTTCTGTATTGAGTTTATTGTTCTTCTAATATCTGGAAAATTTTTTGTTATTATTTTCTTTAAATCTTCTTTATCAAATGTCACATTCTCTTTATCTAATATGTCTAAACTCAATTTAGCTATGTCTTTTTTCAAAGGTGGTTTTATATTAAACATCTGACATCTAGATTGTATTGCTGGTATAATTTTTTCAATATAATTACAAGTCAATATAAATCTAGTCTGGGTGCTAAATGTTTCGATTATATTCCTTAAAGCGGCTTGAGCATTTGGTGTCATATAATCGCATTCATCAAGTATAATTATTTTTAATCCACCAAATGATATTGATGCTGCGAATTGTTTTATTTTTTCTCTAACAATATCTATAGAATTTTCATCGGAAGCATTTATATATAGATAATTTTCAGATGCTATTTCTTTTACAAATATTTTAGCTAGTGTAGTTTTTCCAGATCCTGGGCTACCGTACAGTAATAAATGTGGTATATCTTTCTCATCCACAAAACTTTTAAATATTGATGATATATGTTGATCTATAACACAGTCACTCAATTTTTGAGGTCTATATTTTTCAGTCCATATTGTTTGGGATTTCTGCATTTATGCTCCTAATTAAATGTTAGTCAACTCTATCAAATGATATTTAGAATAAAAGTCGTTATTACTAAATGAAATTGTAGCCAATCCTTCGAAAGAAATATCCAATATACCATTAGAGCAATCTTTATTAGAACTCAATATTTCTTTAAAATGTTTTGAGGAAAAAGTTATTGATTTAATTTCTGAATCATTTTCTATTGATGGTTCTATATTCAAAATTATTTTATCAAAATTTTTACCCAAATTACCAACTATAACTTCAAATGTTTGAGTTTTAATATTTTTTATAATAGTAAATGTGTCAACATCTGGGATTGCATCTTTCGCTTTTATGAAAGCATCCGAAAATTCTTTGTCTATGTTAAACTGCAAATGTGTACTAGGTAATTTTTTTAAACTAGGAACCTTAGGTATAACCGACGAATCCGCCAACACATATTCTATACTAGTGTTTCTATCAGAAATTTTTAATGTAACAGATCTTTCATTGATTACAATAGGGGTAATTTCTATATCATTAGCTAATATAGATATCATTTTATTCAATGACTTTGTATTATAAACCCCAATACTCAATGGATTATCTACTAATGTGGTATTCTTTAGTGAAACCTTACCAATTAGTGATTTATCATCAGAAATAAATTCAGTTGCTAATTCTTCGGACAATCTCCATTCTGTGGATTGAATAATACCACCTAGTGTGTACTTATTTATAAAACTTAATAGTTTTGATTTTTCCATAACCTTATTCTTTTAATTTTACTTACATTAATATACGAAAATTATATGAAAGAAAAAAATCTTTCTGCAATTTTTTTACTCTCGGAAGGAAACTCCCAAGTCATTGAGTCATATAAACTACGGATCTTTGCATCCAACTCTGATAAAAATAATTCATTATAATCTAAATAATCCTCTATTAATGATAATATCTCTGGTGGATCTTGATCTCCACGAAATGCTAACTCTTCTAGACCAAATTTATTATTTTTCAAATAAACTATTTTTATTTTGTCCCCATTTTTTATGGGGGCGTATTTATGTGGGCATTTAAATAATTTTAATAACTTATTATAATTTATAGCCGCTTTTATGTGAGATGGTGTTCCTTTTGAAAATTTTCCTAAAACGTCATCTTTAACCAGATCCTGATATTTTTTTATGTCCTTTATACTAGAATTTTTAGCAATTTCAGAATACATTAATGTGTTTAGCTTTTTCTTAAAATCCAAAATTTTTTCATCAATATATTCCTTCTCCTTTCCTTTTAATATATCTATTAAAACCTCTTTCATTATAACTTGAAATGATTTTGGAAAGGATGATCTGACCACATCTAACCCTTTCACTTCAAGTTCATCGGTAGGTACACCATTATCGGATATTATCCATAATGCATATCTCTTTTTCTTTTTTGTCCAGAATCCCGTTCTAGCTATCTTCTCTTGCTTTATTTCCAATCTATGTTTATCGGTATTAAAAATTTTTTTACAAAAAACATCATAAAAATTATTAACATAGTCTTGAACTTCAGTTGCTATCTCATATATCTTTTCGGTCATGGCGATAGAATTATTGGTATCTATAGATGGGTATCTATTTTTTACGAGAGGTAGACATGATAAAAAAACAGAATCAGTATCAACGTATTGAACATAATCTATTTTATCGGTTTTTAATTCTTTATTATATTTTAAATTTATAACATCTTGTGTTTTTTTAATAACGGTCTGACCACTTAAAGTAACAGCTTCAGCATTGTCTATATCATAAAATCGGAATGCGGGTAAGCCCAGCACACCATATAGCGAATTCAATAGAATCTTTTGAACAAGCTGTCTTTTTTTATAAAATTCGTATTTAGGAGTATCTCCAAGTTTCCCCCATTTTTTCATTTCATCTTTATATTCTACTCGTTTTTCAAACCATTCATTTAGAATGGCTGGTATCAATCCAATATAATCTGTGCTGTACATAACACCATTTGATGAAACGGTGTAGTTATATTTTTCTAGAAACTTTTTTAAAGTCTCGCTAGATATAATTTCATTGTTTATTGTATACGATTCTCTTTTATTTTTAATAAAATCTTCAAAGTCCCAATCATCTATCTTAGCAACTTTAGTTTCTGGGGAAATGTTTAATGTCATTATTATTGATGGATAGAGTGATGTTAAGTCTAGGTCATATATCCATTCGTATCTACCAGCGACTGGGTCTTTTACAAATGCACCTATAAACCCTTGTTGTCCTGATTCTTTTAGCTGTTCCATTCTTTCTTTTCTATCTGCTGGTTTATTTGGTGCAACTATACCACCTATGTTTCTGAGATATGTTAATAATGCGCCTTCTAAATACTTTGAAGAATATATGAAGTCTTCGTATGGAACATGGCCTACATGACATATACCTCTAACCAAATCAATATATTGGAGTTTTTTATCTAACTCTATAATCAATTCAACATCTGTGATATTATATTCTATAAATGTATCTATATCATTCTTCATCAAATCGTCTAAGTTTCCCTCGTATTCTATTTTACCTCTGCCCAATTCTTTATTTGATACATAATTTAGCGAATACGATGGTAACTCCTGATAGGAAAATTTTTTATAAATAACCATATAATCTAATACAGATATCCCAGCTATAACCCATCTATTTCTATAGGGTGAAAAAAACATCTCTTTTATCGGAGATAATCGGTATGCATTCGATACTCCTAAAATATTTTTAATTCTATTAAAAATGTAAGGTATATCAAATGCATCGCAATTCCATCCAGTTATTATATGTGGTCGTATTTCCTCCATCCCATTTAAAAACTTTAGTAATAAAGTTTTTTCGTCGTAACATGGTATGATGTGTTTATTACCGTTTATCTTAGGTTCTAATTTTTTATCTTTATCCAATATTAGAATCGTATAATCATTCGTAACCGAGTCGTGATATGCTATTGATGTTATTTCATTGTTACCAACTGCTGGATCAGGTGTTCCTGTTATCATTTCCACCTCTATATCCAGAGTCATAGTAACTATGTTCTCAGATGGTATATCCGATTCACCATACATATCTACTAATAATCTAGTAGTCTCTGGGACATCAGACTCTAATAAATCGGGATCATTTTTTATAAATTTTGTAACCTTTGAGAGTTTATCACCATATAAAGATTTATACGTACCGTTTGGATCTTTTTTGAAAGCATATGGTGTGTAATTAAAATTCAATAACCCCTTAACATCATCCCAGATCCAGGCTTGGTTAGTACTGGTCTTTACAAAAATATTTTGATACATGATTAAACTTACTATTTGTTTATGGTTTTATTTTGAAGTGTTTTATGCAAAACATTGCTAGGTGGGTTAATCTAAAAGCATATATGGGAATAATCTATCCCGAATGTCATATACTACCGTATACCTTGTTATGAATTCGCTTTGAGAATATACTACTGGTATTCCTTCTTTAATTACAATATAATTTCCTGGTATTGCTTCAGATCCATCTTTAAAAATGATTTTGTAAAAATCTGAATTATTTATACTTACTATCTCGCATGGCCACTTATCTAATGCTTCTCGTGCAGATTCTATTTTACCATCAAAGTGATACGCATTCAATTTTGTTTTTACAGGTTCAACCATCATGAAATTCATAATTTATAATTCCTTTTTTATTTCCTTAACATTTTTTTCTTCCAAATTTTCATCCAATCAGAATCGTCTTCGTATATCGTTGGAGGTGTATATGTTTTTCCATCTTTTGACATTGCCCATGTATTCATGATCTCGTTGTCTTTAGGATAAATTATTTCTTCCAAAGAATGTAAATCACCATGTGTAGATAATATATCATCTTTCACATGTTTTCTATACTTTTTATGATAAATTATTTTATCTTCTTTTTCAGATGAACCACAATTTCCATATATCGGGGTTTTTTTATATGAACGACTCATATATACTATCTCGAAATTTTATTTAGAAAACCATAACATATTATGATGTTTAAACATCATATTTGAAATAATATTAGAAGGATGGGCAAGACCTTCAAACACGAACGGATTATTCGGATTTCCTCGCATTATTGAGTAAGCGTCGCCCAATTCTTCTGGGCGTATTTTAACGCTGTTAAATGCCAGGGATCTAGATCCA